CATTGCGTAAATCTGACTTGCAGCAACGCAATCCCCGCCCGGACTGTTAAGCCAGATTGTTACAGGGCCGTCACCGGCGAACAGCTCATCATGGAACATCTGCGGAGTCACATCATCATCGAACCACGATTCTTCAGCGATGGTTCCGTACAGTTCCAGGACGCGCTCAGCCTGTCCCGACTCTGTGTCGGTCTGGTTTATCCAGTTCCAAAACTTCTTGTTTTTCATCGGACGAACTTTCCTCCTTTTCTGTGTTGTTATCTACATCGCCCGGCTTCATATAGGCGTTGTATTCGGTAATGTTTTGAAGGGGCAGCATGTTTCCGTTGATCAGATACAAATCGCCGCCGTCTTCCGCAGGAATCCTATCGAGGTTTTCAAGCTCACGGATGTCATTGGCCGACATCCAGCCGTTCTGTCTCGCTGTGGCATATCCCTGCATTCTGCTTTGATAGTCGCCTCGGAGAAGCCCTTCCACATTAAATTTGAAGAAGTATTCTTTCTTCTCTCCGTCGGTAAATAAAGCACGTGACAAACTCTGTTCCCACCGGATGACCCAAGGATCAAGCGTGTACTTCACAAATTCGAGAGACTGCTGTTCAATATTGCTGAATGAGCTCTTATCCAGGTCACCGACCATATGGGGCGGCACCCTAAAAATGCGGGCTATCTCATCAATTTGGAACTTCCTCGTTTCCAAAAACTGTGCGTCTGTGGGATTGATGGAAATCGGCGTGTATTTTAAGCCTTCTTCCAGAACAGCCACTTTGTTGGAATTGGCGCTTCCGCCGAACTGGCTCATCCAGGAATCCCTGATTTTCTGAGGGTCTTTCAAAACGCCCGGATGTTCCAATACACCGGAAGGTGCTGCACCGTTGGCATAAAACTTTGAGCCGTACTCTTCTGCCGCAATCGCAAGACCGATGGCGTTCTTTGCCATAGCGATAGGCGAATATCCGACCAGACCATCAAACCCGAGTCCGGGAATATGCAGCACATCCTCCGGCATCAGAATGACGGAAGAGTTCGGCATATCCGCACCCTCTTCGGAGCTTTTCTGATAGCGGTAATAGAGCTGGCCTTTGTCGTTACGGTCTACTTCCATCTTTCCCGGCATCAAAGGATACAGACTGATGATCTCGCCTTTGCCGTTTCGGATGATCTGCGCATAGGCATTTCCGTACAGCAAAAGGTGTGTCATCAGCGTTTCTCTGAAAACAAAGCTTGTCATTTCCGGATTCGGCTCATCGTGTAAAAGGAAATAGAGCGGATGATTCATCGCTTTTTCCTTACCGCCGTCGTCCGTATATTTGTAAAGATGTATCGGCAAGCCTGCCACTGCCTCAGCCAGAATCCTGACACAGGCATAGACCGCCGTCATCTGCATTGCGCTTCTCTCGTTTACCGCTTTTCCGGCGGCAGACCCGCCGAAGAAGAAACTGTAGCCGGAGCCCGCGGTTCTGTTCTGGGGAGAATCCCTCCTGTGAAACAATCCACTGATAATACCCATTGTTTTTCCTCCTTAACCGATAAAGAAAATGCCCCGGTCATCATAGACCGAAGCAGTATTGACGTTTCCGCATCGAATCGCTCTGTCCAATGCCATAATGGTTGCGACAGCGCCATCGATTTTTTCCGAACTTTTCTCTTTGTCCGCTTTGATGTTCCCGGCCGGATCGGTGCGGATATAGATATTATCCATCATCCATCGAAGAACCGGATGACCGCCATGGGCGATCCGCTCTTCCAGTGTCAGCTTCATCAGTTCCTTTGTCGGCGGACTCATGGAAGCAAAGCCCTGACCGAAAGGAATAACGGTAAAGCCCATGTTTTCCAGGTTCTGCACCATCTGGACAGCACCCCACCGGTCAAATGCGATTTCCCGTATGTTATACCGGTCTCCGAGCTGTTCGATGAATTTCTCAATAAAGCCGTAATGAATGACGTTTCCCTCTGTGGTCTGAAGGAATCCCTGTCTCTCCCACACATCGTAAGGAACGTGGTCACGGTTTACGCGCTGTACCATGTTTTCCTCCGGAATCCAGAAATATGGCATCACCACATACTTGTCATCCTCATCTTCCGGTGGGAAAACCAGGACAAAAGCACTCACGTCGGTGGTACTGGAAAGGTCAAGTCCGCCGTAACAGACACGTCCTTCCAGTTCTTCCGGATCAACCTTAAACGCACATTTATCCCATTTTTCCATCGGCATCCAACGAACAGCCTGCTTGACCCATTGGTTCAGCCTGAGCTGCCGGAAAGCATTCTCCTCCCCCGGATTCTGCTTTGCAGATTCACAGGCGGCTTTGACCTTATCGATGCCGACCGTAATTCCAAGCGAGGGATTTGCTTTCTTCCATACCTCCGGGTCAGTCCAGTCATCGGATTCATCCGCGCCATAGATTACCGGATAGAATGTCGTGTCGATTTTTCTTCCTTCCAGAATGTCCTTTGCCTTCTGGTGCGTCTCATAACAAATCGACTTGGTATCCGTCCCCGCTGTGGTAATAAGGAAGTAAAGCGGCTGCATTCTGGCATCACCGGAGCCTTTAGTCATAACATCAAAGAGCTTCCGGTTGGGTTGTGTGTGCAGCTCGTCAAAAACAACACCGTGGATATTGAAGCCGTGCTTCGAGTACGCTTCAGCGGACAGAACCTGGTAAAAGCTGTTTGTCGGAAGGAAGACTATACGCTTTGTTGCCGTCAGAATTTTGCATCGTTTGCTCAGAGCCGGACACATACGAATCATATCCGCCGCGACCTCGAAAACAATGGATGCCTGCTGACGGTCAGCGGCACAGCCGTATACCTCGGCACGTTCCTCACCGTCTCCACAACACAAAAGAAGAGCGACAGCCGCAGCCAATTCGCTCTTTCCCATTTTCTTCGGTATTTCAATATATGCAGTGTTGAACTGACGGTAACCATTCGATTTCAGTGTTCCGAACAAGTCCCGTATGATTTGTTCCTGCCAATCTATCAGTTCAAAGGGCTTTCCTGCCCATGTGCCTTTCGTATGACTGAGGCATTCTATGAAGTTGACTGCGTAATCTGCAGCGTTTTCATCATAGTAGGACCCTTTCGCCATAAACTGCGTAGGCTTATATTTCTTCAGTTTTCGCAATCTGCACTCACCTCCTCAGGGCATAAAAAATAGCCGCATCTCTGCGACTTCCATTTTTCCACGATATCATTATATCACGTTCCCGCTATATAAGCTTCCACGATTTTACTCATTTGCATTTTTTCAAAAAGTTTTATATACGAGCAAAAGGGCCGCAGCCCTCGTGCTTTCGGGTTCTGTCAGAACCGCTTGATTGTCACGTTGAGGTTCTCATCCAGGATGCAGGTGTAACGGATCTCGCACCCGCTCTCGTCCCTGGTGATGACCCGAATGTCGCCCTCAAAGGCTTTATACATTCTTTCGATCTTTTCCCCTGCGGGAAGCTGGCTTTCAATCTGCTTAATGTGTTTCTCTGTCATGGTCTGTTCCTCCTGTTTTTTGGGGTGTTCCCCTTTGGTTGTGTGTATATTACCGTCATATCGACACTATATCAAGTCATTTACCGATAATAAATTACACGATCTTTTTGCCCGTTTCGACCGTATACTCTGGTACATATACACTTACTTTTTCTTCCGAAACACCCAGAAAAACGAATGAAATTTCCGTGCATGTTTCTGATTCCGCTGCCAATCGGCAACGAGTCTGCTCTTGGCAGTCAGCACGAACAGATCCTCGGCTTCAAAGCCGTTCTGCATTGCCAGCTCATACACAAAGCAGTGCATCCAGTATTGCTTTCCGGAGGAAACCTTATCCTGACATTTGAACACAAAAATACCGCCCGGTTTCAGCACTCTTGCTGCTTCCCTGACGGCATCGGCATATAGGTTTTGCAGTTCCGCTTCATTCTTGCAGACGGTGAATCTTCGGTTGATGATGTTCCCCTTGTCTTCTTTCAGCGACTTTCCGGTCGTTGCCAGGAACGGAGGGTCAAACATCAGACTGCTTATGGATTCATCCTCAAGGGGAAGATTCCGACAATCTGCCCGAACAACATCCTCGCTTTGCGGATTGAGGTCAAACCGCAGTCTCGGCGGAGGGATGTCTTTATAGAAGCCGCCCTTGGAATAGGTGCTGTCCGCTTCAAAGCCATCCGGCACATAGAGTTTCATGATTCCTTTGAGGATTTCCGTCTGATCGGAGGAAACGGAACGGATGATTTCCGTTTGTTTCTCCATATCGTTTACTACGACA